AGCGGCATTGGGGCAGTGCTGTACCATGTCATTTGCAAACCATTACCTCCTGCGATGATGTCCAGCGCCGCCCGCAGCCGCTCGTTCTCAGCCTTCATGCTGTCCTTACCGTTCTTGTACCCGAACATGTAGACCAGCGTCAGGTCGTCCTGTTCTTCTTTCATCTGCCTTCCCCTCCCTTACCGACTTTTGAGTTCAATAAGAAAATCATTGTATTCCCGCAGCGGTTTGGAACTATCCGGGTGCTTTAAAAGACGAAGAGCCCTTCCTTCTAGCTGGCGGATGCGATCCTTGCTAACGCCCATGTCGGCTGCAATTTCGGCCAATGTTTCTACATTGCCCGTTGTCAATCCAAAACGCCTGTCAATAATTTCTCTGTGGCGGGGAGTAAGGCATTCATCCATAATCTGCGAAAGAATTTTCGGAAAATCTTCCAGCATCTTTCGGTCATCAGGCGGCAGCGCATCCATGCGCAAGCTGCCAGCGATTTGCATCAAGTCGTTTTTGTTCGCTTCAATGTTGTAAGTGTTGCAAGCCAGCGGCTTATTACGGCGCTCTGGCGGGTAAATATGATCAGGAAGCAAACTCAATGCGTCCGCCAGCTTAGAAATATGGAGGCTGATGGTCCCATTCTTGATGTAAAATGGAAGTTTAAAATTGATGATCTCAGTGACAAGGTGATATGAAAGATCTTTGGCGCGGCAAAATTCCGGGATGCTGTCGAAGCCCATCTCTTCAATGCGTTTTAAAACGACATTGTTGCGAATTTTAATTTGAAAGCGATATTCATCAGTCATATCCATCTCCATAAAACGGCGGGCGCTTTCGCGCCCATTTAGTTAATTGCCTGAGCCTTGATCGCCTCCTTGGCGGCGTCAAAGTTTTCTTCGAGGAGCTTGCGGACGTCAGAATACAGCGCGTCGAGGCCCTCAATGGCGTGGTCAACGTCCTTGGCCCCGCCAAACATCAGGCCCGCCACCATGTTCGTGATGAAGGATCCGACGGCGGCGACATTCTGGTCAACGTCGCCCACCGCTATCTGGTCCAATATATATGCGGCCAGCGCGCGCATATTCTCCCGGCTCAAAAAGTCGTTTTCGTCATTCATTTTGCATCTCCAAATTGGCCAGCGAAGGCCAGATAATTAATTGCGTCCGCGTATGTGTCGGCCTTGTCTGGGCTCGTCTTGAGCCGGGCCATCTTCACCGCCACGAGGAACAGTGCCGCCTCGTGGCAAGTCAATCCTATACCTGTCATTGCATCAAAAATTGAAATGATGCGCTCAAAGTTCTCATCCAAGTCACCGTATTGCTCGCCACGTTCGTCCACGAGTTTCATTGCATTCTCTAAAAATTTAATGTGGTTCATTTTTCTCTCCTACGCCTCGTAGTTTCCGCGATTGGCGTGCGTGGACGTCACGACGGCCTTCACCTTGCCGATATAAATAGGGTTAATAATAATGCGCCCGACGGAGTAGTGGCCGTCGGAGCCCGAGGGCATGTTAGCGTCACGGTAAAATTCTTCCACGACGATAAAGTCGTTGTATCCAAGTTCGTGGGCAAATTCTTCGACTGATGTTGACGGGTGCTCGGCAATGATTTGGTGGATTGGGACGCCGGAGCGCGCGGGCATATTCATTGTGATGAGAAATTTCACTTCAATCTCCTTGAGTGGAAGTGGGCGGGCCGGAGCCCGCCCCAATGGATTAACCGAAGTCTTCGTCGTCGTCGGGAGCCGCAGAGCGGGCAGTCGGAGGCGCGGCGCGCGTGGAGCCGGTCGAGGGCGGAGCGCCACGGGCGGCGAGCGGTGCCGGAGGAGCAGCCGGAGCCTTGGCCTTGGCAACCTCGTCGAGTTCAACGGGGCGCTTGACCCACGCCGTGATCTCGAAGATCGGCTGGTAGTTCGTGGACTTCTTGTCGCCCGAGCCGCTGGTGAGCGGGACGGTGTCCCTGAGAACCACGACCGGCAGCTTTCCGGGGTTCGCCTTCACGCCCGCAAGATATTCGTCGTGCAGGACGTTGAGGCCAGCCTTCATGACGCCCGCCGTGCTGGCGAGTTCGCGGCATCCGCCGCCGCACTCGGAGTGCAGCTTGACCGTCATGCGGAAGCCCTCCTTGTGGTTGGCGCTGGGCTTTTCCACGTTGGGGACGTCCATAGGCGTCATCTGGAAGTCCGGGGCAGATCCCGCGACGAAGGCAATCCAGCCCGTCTCGACATTTTCAAAGTCGAACACCGCCTTGAAGGTGCGCGTGATATCAACCGGCGTCGAGGTGCCGTCTTCACGATCCACGCGGAAGAAGCGGCCCGCGCGGGCGTCGTACTTGACGATGGGGAGGAAGTCGCCGCCACCCGAGGTGCCGGTATTGCTGAAACCGAGAGCCATTTTCATTCTCCATTGTGGGGCCGTGTGGCCGACCCCGAGCCTTCGCCCACTTGGGCAGAACTGTTACTGCGAGAGCGTCTCACGCAGCAGATAACCTTCATGCGCCCAGATCTGACGGTAGGCGTCGTCAAAGGCGTAGGTTTGACCGATCACCTCGCGGTAGTTTTCGGGGCTGGCCGGGGTGGCCTTGCCGACGAACACAAACCCGTTGCGCATCATGATGAAGCACACGGTGACCTTGGCCGCGCCGATGCTCTCGACGTGGAAGCTGTAGCAGTCAATCTTGGCGCGGATGCTCTCCTCGGTGACGCGCGGCGCGGGGCAGTCCTCCAGCATCTCGATCACGGTGTCGGCAGAAATTCGGTCGGTCATCACATACCTCAATCGTTAAATGGTTTTCCAGCGAGGCCGCAGTAGCCCCTAGTATCGTTATCGTGGTTATTAAGGTTCCTCCACATCATGCAGTATGCGCCTTTGCACATTGCCATGTTGTCATCCGAAACCTCATATTCCGGCCCCTCCACAATTATGTTGAACCCAGCCGCCTTGGTTTGGGGGTCGTAAACCCGCACCATTGGGCACCACGTAAAACGTGCATTTTCTTCATTAACAAGCATCACATCCCCCACAGTTCAAACGTGGCCTTGCGGGCCATAGGATCGGAAAAGTAAAATGTGTCCACATCCGGCACGACATATGACGCCAAGACCTTGGGGTCATCGCTCAGGGACAGGAACCTTTGGATCGTCAGGCCGATAAGCCGCAGCGCCTCAAGGTGCTCGCGAGCATTCTCAAGCACGTATGACGCAGACTTTTTCGGCGTGACGTAGGATACACGAGCATCGAGATTGTCACCGCAGGCAGCGCGATACAGCGCAACCTGCCGGGCGTGGTTGGTGCTGATCTTCGCCGGGAGCGCGTGCGTGGTCTTGATGTCGACGAGGATGCCGTGGTGCTCCCACTCAATGTCGAAGAAGCCCAACATCGGGACCAGCAAGCCCTCAAATTCATAGTGGATCCTCCCCTGCGTCGAGGACGGCCTGCCGTAAGGCAGAAGCTCCTTCAGGCCGGTCTTCACGAAGTCGGCGATGGCCGCCTCCTCCTTCTCCTTCTTCGGGCCGCTCATGAGCGCCGTCAGGGAGGCAAATTGCGAGCGCGCGATGTCGATGCACTTGGCCTCAGACAGGCCCTCGACGAGGCCAGCCACAATGCCAGTCTCGACCGCAGTCCCACGGTGCGCGGCGGGGCCGACCGGGTTCTTTACCTTCATGAGCTTCTGGAGGATGAACATGGCCGGGCTGGCCACGAACAGGCTGCAAGAGGACGGCGACAGGTGATGGATGTCGTAATGCTCAAAAGGGTTTTTCATCAAGGTCTCGATTTCTAAGGTTCCCCACCATAGGCCCGGCGGGGGTGCCGGTCAAGGACATTTTGTCTTTTTTTGAAATTGACTTCGAGGACAAAATGTCCCACCATCCGCGTTCACATTGGAGGATTTTGTATGGAAAAGGGCGGCATCAACTGGGAGCTTGTGCGCGCCATTGGCGTGACGCAGGGCGCGACGCGCCACGCAGTCAGCAAATGGAAGCAGCGCAACATGGTCCCGCACAAGTGGCGCTCGCACCTCGTGCGCGCGACGGGCGGCAGGATCCGCTGGGATCACTTCGAAGATATGGACCGGGCGAGGAAAGCATCATGATCTTCATCGGCATCGACCCCGGCCTGAACGGCGCAATCGCCTTCTTTGACCTCGCCAAGGGCCACCTGTCTGTCGTGGACATGCCGGTTGTCGAGTTGCTGCGCGGCGGCAAGAAGAAGCGCGAAGTAAGTGCGCAGATGCTCGCCCAGATCATCCGCCTCGCCGAGCGGCCATGCACCGCCGTGTTCGAGCGGGTCAATGCCATGCCGGGTCAGGGCGTGACGTCCGTCTTCTCCTTTGGCCGCAGCAGCGGCATCGTCGAGGGCGTCCTCGCCGCGCTGGCAATCCCTACGCACATCATCACCCCGCAGGTCTGGCAAAAGGCCGCCGCAGTGCGTGGCGGCAAGGACGGTGCGCGGCAGCGCGCCACCGAACTCTTCCCGGCATATGCCGGTCTATTCGCGCGGAAGAAGGATGACGGTCGCGCCGACGCGGCCTGCATGGCATGGTACGCCGCCACCTGTTAACCAATTGAGATCGATATGGAACCCGCAATGCAATTCGAACCCGACTTCGCCGACCCCACCGAGTGGGCGACCATGTACCGGGACCACGGCCTTCAGGTCGTGCCCGCGATGTCGCCCCGTGAAGATGCCAAGCAGTGGAAGCGCCCGATCATTCCGTGGCGCGGCCTTGAGAACGAGCTGGTGCCGGACTTCACCTTCGAGCGTTGGTATGGCGACGCCGGTGAACATTCGCGCCGCAACAACATGGGCCTGATCGCCGGTGCCTGCTCGAACCGCATCTTCGTCGTGGATCTCGACATCCACAAGCACGACGGTGCGAAGGGCTGGTGGATGGAGATGCAGGACCAGCAGACGCAGGCCGGTCAGCTCGAAACCGTCGAGCAGGTCACCGGCGGCGGCGGCCTCCAGCTCTTCTTCCGCGCCCCTCCCGATTGGACGCCGCCCACCTGCAAGACCAGCATCGGCGTGGACATCCGTGGGCAGGGCGGCTTCGCCATGCTGCCGCCGTCCATGCACGAGAGCGGCAAGCGGTATTGGTGGAAGGCCGGGCATGAGCCGTGGGAGATGGAGTTCGCCGACGCCCCGCAGTGGTTCTGTGATGCGATCACGGATCTCGCTCAGAAGTTCGGAGGCGCAAGTGGCGTCAACCGTGTAACAGGCGAGCGCGAACTTACTTCATCTCCAAACCATACGACCAACGCCTTCGGCATGATCATCGACGGTCGCGAGGCCTACATGGCCAAGGTCGTGTGGGCTGCGGTCGTGGACGCCAAGCGGGATTGCCCGATCACCTTGTCGAAGGCCGACAGCACCGCCCTGATGATGGAGGCCTTCGCCAATTACGAGCGGCGCGTCAAAAACCGGCTCGGCATTCCCGGTGTCTCCAATGCCGACCTGCTGGAGCGTGAGGGGCGCGGCATCTCCCTCTTCATGGACAAGTGGGAGACGGCTGTTGACCAGTGGCACGACAAGGTTGCCGTGGCTGCGGAGGTCGCAAAGCCATCCCGCCCTTTCGGTGACGCGCCCCCGTCTCACCACGCCGGGTATGACTTCAACCCCGAGACAGGCGAGCTGACGCCCCTCAACGAAGTGAAATCTGACGCTGATCCCTCTCTACCAAAATCTGACGCTGCTGGTCTGGAAGTCCTCGACTTCATGGACATCATGAACCTGCCCGAGCCGACGTACCTGATCGACGAGATGATCATCGAGGAGGCCCTCGGCTTCGTCTTCGGGCCGCCCGGCTGCGGAAAATCCTTCCTCACGATTGGCATGGCCCTGTCCATCGCCACCGGCCAGTCGACGTGGTTCAATCGAGGCATCAAGAAGCATGGGCCCGTGATCTACATCTCGTCCGAGGGCACGGGCGACATGAAGCACCGCATCAAGGCGTGGCAGAAGGAGACCGGGCACTCCGATGACGAGACGCCCTTCTACCTGATCAGGCAGAGCCTCAACTTCATGCTGGGTGCCGACGTGGACCGGCTCATAAAGGCCGTGGCGGCAGTCTCGACCAAGCTGGGGCAGTCCCCGGTCGCGATCTTCGTGGACACCGTCAGCCGCGTCCTGCCGGGCGCGGACGAGAACCTCCAGAAGGACATGACGCTCTTCATCAGCGCGTGCGACATCCTTCGCAATACGTTCCACTCGACCGTGGTCGGCGTCCACCACACGTCACGCGCGGGCAACCTGCGTGGCTCGACGGTGTTTGATGGCGCGGGTGACTTCCTGCTCGGCATTGAGCGTGAGGCGGGCGAGAGCGTCGGCCAGATCCACGCCAAGAAGATCAAGTCGGCGGTGGACGGGTGGGACCAGCCCTTTGAGATGAAGAAGGTTGTCCTGAGCGACTTCACGGGCAAGGGCAGCCTCGTCGCCATACCCTGCGAGGCGGTGACCGAGAAGGTCAGCACATGGCCGCCGAGGGACGTCTGCAAGAAGATCCTGCAAGCGGTCGGGACGGCGTGGCACAGCGGCAAGCCGTGGTCCTCCTACCCCCAGACGCGCAAGCAGGGGCGCTACGCCCCGGCCATCATCAAGCAGCAGTTTGACGTGCCCGAGAAGGTTGCCGAGAGCATCATTGATGCGTGGCTGAACAATGGTATTATCTCCTATGAGATGGCCGACAAGCACAGCAAAATCCAAGGCCTCAAGGTCACAGGGAGCATCGACTGATGATCAGCACACGCCGCGCCTTCTTGACGGGGTTGGTCTCCCTCGTCGCCTCGCCAGCCATTGTCCGGGCGTCGAGCCTGATGCCGGTCAAGGTGATCCCGTTCGAGCCCTACATGCTTGTCCGGGGTAAGTCGAACATCAGCGACGAAATGATCGAAAGGAAGATCTTTGAGAAGGTTGGTGATCCCTACGCCTTCCTGAACGAGGACTTCTACCGCCGCCTCGGATCAGTGACGGAGGAGATGTCTATGCGCGGCCTTCAAACGTCGGCCATTGAAAGCCGAGAGGATGAGAAGGCCCTGCGGATGTTTATCCACGATGATCCGGTAGCCTACCAGCTACAGCGACGGGTCTGTGCGTCCGGTGCCGCTTCACTGGTCGCGAGCCACCCGTTCTACCCCGGGAGCATCGAATGACACGCCGCGCACAGTCATCAAAACGCCGCTGGATTGCCCGTGCGAAGGCCGGGAAGTGGGTGCCCAAGGAGGTCGTTTTCGTCCTTGACCGGGAGCAGGATTGGTTCGAGAGGTGGGAGCCACACCCCACCGAGAGGGGCTTTTTAAGGCTCCGGAGGTCTGCGGAGGTCTGCGGAGGTCAATAGCTAAGTCATTGATATCATTGGGCGGAGGTATATGCGGAACTTGCGGAACTTGATGCGTAACCCATTGAAATCATTAGCGGAGGTATGCGGAGGTATACCCCCTATACTACGTATAGACTGGCGGTCTTCCGCCGCCGTCCCGTAGCAGCGTTGTCGAACATCGAAATGGAGATTTGAAAATGGCTAAGGCAGTGAAACCGACGAAGCGGGTGAAAACGAACGACGTGCAGGGCTACGCCTTCGGCGTCCCGATCACCGGCAAGATGAAAGACTTCCCGAAGTGGCACGAGACGCCCGGGATGTTCATCGCCGGTCAGGAGGAGATCGACGAGGTGGATCTCGTCGCGTCGGAGATGGAACGCAAGTGGGGATGCGACCGGCTGCGGCTCATGGTCCCGAAGGAGCTGCGGGAGAAGTTCGACCGGCAGCGTTACAAACTCAATCAGGCGATCTGGCACGGCGATCTGGAGGCCGTGAAGCAGGAGGCCCAGCGGATGGTCAAGGCGTGGCGGGCGCTCGACAAGGCTGCGACCGAGGACGGCAGGAACCAAGCCGCGCCGGACGTGTGGGAGACCACCCTGAGCGACGGCACGGTGGCGGTGATCGCGTGGGATTGGAAGGACGCCGCGCTGTTCGAGGCCCAGCGCAACGGCAGGAAGGCGGAGGTCTACACGCTGGCGGAGATCGGCAGGATGATCGAGGCATTCCCCGGCGTCATGCGGGCCAAGACCCTCTTCCCCGGTGCTTCGGTCACGGCAGTGAGGGGCCCGGATCGGGATCCCATGAGGGCCATCCCGGACAGCGTCTCGCCGATTGACGACGTCCTGCCGTGGGATGACAGATGAGGCCGCTCATCGACTTCGATGACCTGTGCAGCGACGGCGTGATCATGGAGCTGTGCCTCGCAGACAAGATTTGGAACGCCCTCGGCGTCGGCGGTGAGACGCGGATGCAGGCCTGCTACATCCGCATGCATTTCCGGCAGCACAGGCCAGAGCTGATCAGGGCGGCCATTGAGCAGCTCATTGCGGAGGGGCGGGCGGAGATGACTGCCGGTGGCAAGTACCTCCGCAGGAACTGGATGCCGCCGCCGGGCCGTAAAAATTGACCGTGGGCTGGCAAAACAAAAGGGGCCGCTAGGGTGATACCCCAGCGACCCCTAATTCCAGCCAGAGGCCCTCTAAAAGGCTCAGGCCGATTGAGACACCGGCTGCTGGAGCTTGGCGACCTGATAGGCCACAAAGTCCATGTCGATGTTGCCGGTCGCCATCCCGTAGAGCAGGATGGCCACGGACTGCGGCACCGGGTTCTTGCCCGCGCGCCAGAACTGGATGGCGCGCATGGTGTTGCCGGTGATCATCGCAATGTCGCTGTTGGTCAGGCCCAGCGAGGCGCAGACGTCGTTGAACTCGTCGGGGGTCACTGATCGTCCCCTTTCATGCGCGGCAATAGGTTGAGCACGACTTTCATCGTCATCAGGGTCGAGATCATGTCGCTGATCATCTCATCGTCGAGGTAGACGCCAATGGCGGTGCGTTCCTCGGAATTCCTGACGCGCAGGAGGGCGTCCCCGTTTTTGAGCCCGACGATTTGCACTTGATCGCCGTCCCGGTCCTCGCCCTCATACAGGAGGGTCTGGTTGCTTTCCATTTCCATGTGCTTTTCCTTTCAGGTGTGGGTGGCGGGGCCGGAGCCCCGCCGGTTTGGCTAGAGGGTGGCGGCAGCCTCGGCCTCGGCGGCGAGGAGCATGACGCGCTCCCACCGCTCCTGTTCGAGCAGCTCGCCCAGCGTCTGGGTCGTGTAGACTGAGGACACGCTGATGACGTCGAAGTGCGTGCCCTTCTCTGCGCGGAGGGCGTCCGCGTGCTTTTGGGCCTTCCAGAGGTCAGAGGTCTTGAAGAGGGACTTGATGATCGAGCGGTCTTTGGGAACAACGAAATACATGATGGATCTCCATGAGGTTGGGGTGAGATAGACGGGGGCCGGAGCCCCCGCCCGGATGATCAGGCCGCCTTCGCGACCTTCTTGGCCTTGATGCGGACCACGGAGTAGGCCGCGCCCTCGACCTTGCAGCTATCGATCTGCTCCTGCGTCAGGCCCAAGGCCAGCAGGGCCTTCTCGTTAAGGGACTTGCGGGACTGGACGGCGATGTCGAGGTCGGCGGTTTCGCCCGCGAGGAAGCCGTAGCCGCCGACGATGGCGACGACGTCTTTCTTCGCCTGTTCGAGGACGGCGTTGGCGGCATCAGCCTGAGCCTTGGCTGCGAGGTAGACTTCGGTGGCTGCGATGGTGTTGGACATATCGATCTCCATAAAGTTGCGGTCTCAAGCGACCGTGAACTTTTCTCGCACGAAGAAAGTTCACGGTCAAGAACTTATTTCATCAGCGCCCGTAATAATCGTCGAGGCATGCCTCTTCGAGGTAGCCGGACTTTTCGAGCGTCAGGGCAATCTTGGTGTGCGCGTCGGTGTTGGGCTTCAGCAGCACGACGGTGACGTTGCCATCTTCATCGACCAGCTCGGCGTCAACCGGGCCGAAGGCGTCGATCTCGGCGGAGGGCCAGAAGATGCCGACGCTGGTGTCGACGGGGTCGATGACGTATTCGACCGGGATCAGGCCGCTGGCGGTGTAGGTGTAGCCGTTGACGGTGACTTCGATATCGTCGAAGGGGTATTCGATGGTGAGGGCCATATCGATCTCCATACAGTGGCGGTCTCTCTTGACCGTGAGATGATCTTACGCGAACAAAATTCGCAGGTCAAGCGCCTTTTTCACCTTCCTGCGCAATATTGTCAGCCGGGGTCGGGGTGAGGGTGTAGCCGAGGTGCTTGGCGGCCAGAGCCAGCGCCTCGCGCATGGCGGCGTCGTGGAACGCCACATTCTCCGTCGGCACCCAATAGCACAGGAGCGCGCTGCTGGCGGCGTTTTCCATAGCGTGGCGGGCGCGGATGTAGTCGAGCGGGTCAATCATATCAATCTCCATTGGTGCTGGTTTGGGAGGGGGTGGAGGGGCTCGCGCCCCTCATCAGAAGTCTGCCAGAAGGTCGGCGAGGTCTTCGTCGCTGAGTACTTCCGGCTCGATGCCGAGGAAGGCGTACTCGGCGTCAATCTCGCGCTGGAGCTTATCGACCCACACGGCGCGCAGCGCGCGCTCGCCCGGGGACTTGGCGGCGAAGAGGCGGACGCGCTCGTGCGAGAGGTTAAGCTCAAGGGCGTGGAGGTGGCTCAGGTCGGTCATGTCGATCTCCATGCGGTGCCGGTCTCTCTCGACCGTTCAATAGTTATACGCGAACTAAATTCGCATGTAAAGGGGGCCGAAGCCCCCTTTCGAAATTATTTTTGCGCCGGGCGCGCGATCAGGGTCTGGGCGACACCGTCGCGGATCCCGTGCTCCTTGATCGTCGCCTTCAGGGTGAGCGCGTCGCCCTTTTCGCCCGAGAGGCGCTTGCTGCCCTTGTAGACGACCACGTTGCCCGCGTCGTCGTTCAGGATGTGGATGTAGACGTAGCCGAAGTTGCCCTCGAAGGCGTGGACATGCGCGAGCGTCAGGGTGAAGTCGCGGCGCTCGCCGACAGCGCCGATGTGCTGCGCGGTCGCGGCCTTCTCGATCTTCTGCGCCGCGCGGTCGATCTCGCGGTCGAGCGCGGTGTTCAGCGCCGAGATCTGGCGCTCGGTCAGGACGCCGAACTTGCGCCCCTTGGCGACCACGTCGAGGATGAAGTCGGAGGGCTTGGCGACCAGCGCGAGCTTCGCGACGATCTCGGAGTAGGCGGCGTCGAAGGCGGCGTCTGCGGCTTCCTGCGCTGCCTTCGCGGCGGCGGCCTTCTTGGCCTCCTTCGCATCCTGACGGGCGTTCAGCGTGGCGACCTGCTCGGCGGTGTAGACGGTCACGTCAGCCTTGTAGCGGCCACCGTTGCCACCGCACTGGTAGCAGGTGTAGCCGGTGTGCTTCCACGCCTCAGCCCCGCCCTGACCGCCGCAGCGCGAGCAGCAGCGATCCTCGAAGACGTAGCGGCGCTTGCCGTCAGCGTAGACGGTGTCCTGCACTTCGATGCCGCTGCGGTAGAAAAAGGGCACGGCGCGGTTCAGGGCGCGGGCGAAGCCGGTGAACTTGTCGTTGTGGGCTTCGGCGGCGGTCCATTCGGGGGCGATCACGAGGGTCATATCGATCTCCATACAGCGCCGGTCTCTCTCGACCGTTCAATAGTTATACGCGAACTAAATTCGCTGGTCAACCCCTTCCCCCTCAATAATGAGAGGGCGAACCAACATAATTGAAGTCGGTGGTGTCCATCTCGGCGGAGGGCTCGTCGCCAGCCATGTAGCCCGCGTCCTCGATCTGCGCCCAGAGGTTGTTGTATTCGCTGTGGCTCATGCGGTTCAGGAGGACAAGCATGCCCGCGTTGATGACGGAGATGATGGCGGCGGTCTTGGGCGACGAGGCGGCGTCGAGGACGATCTCGGCGACGCGGTCGTTGGTGCGGGACTTGAGGGCGTTGTAGTCGGTTTCGAAGGACATATCGATCTCCATGCGGTGCCGGTCTCTCTCGACCGTTCAATAGTTATACGCGAACTAAATTCGCAGGTCAAGCAGCATATTGGATCTTTCTGAAGTGCTGCGCAGCCAGACGCTGGAAAGCATCGCAGTCGCGCAGGCGCTTCTGCCAAGACTTGGTGATGCGCGCCATCGGGGTGATGTGCAGCGGAGCCTTCTCTCCCTCGATCACTGCGACCTCCGCGCCGAGGTAGCGCCCCCACTCATATTGCTCGCTCGGGGCCTTGGGCCACGCCTGCCGGGTGACTGCCTCGTGATATCCGCGACGCACGTCCATGTTCATCAGGAAGGCTGCCCAGCCGTTCGTGGCGCGCTTTGCGTTGACGTTCTTGGCCATAATTGATCTCCATAAAATTGAGGGTGGTGGAGGTGGCTCACGCCACCCGCTTGAGGTGGTCGCACACGCGCGCGTTGTGATCCTCAAGGTATTCGCGGATCGTCAAGTCAGAGAGGCGGTAGACGTAGATCATGCTCTCGGGCCACTCGTGGGCGGTGCCGCTGTGCCAGTACACGTAGCCCTCGCCCTTGCAGAGGCGCTCGCCGTGGCCCTGCGAGGCGATGATCTTGTTGACGTCGGCGACGGTGCGGCAGGGGCGGTCGAGGTTGGTCATGTCGATCTCCATAAGGTGCGGTCACCAGCGACCGTTCAATAGTTATACGCGAACTAAATTCGCCTGTAAACCCCCTATCGAAAGATTTCTGAAAAAAGATCGCTTTTCTTTCGCGCTTGACGCTGTCCCGAAATTGATGGATGCTTCTCGCGCAATCTTTTGCATGAGGGATCCTGATGACCAATAACCAGTTGAAGGCGCTCATCGAGCGCATCGAGCATCTTGAGGCCGAGAAGGCCGCCATTGCCGCAGACGTCAAGGAAGTTTACGCCGAGGCCAAGGGCACCGGCTTCGACCCGAAAATCATCAAAAAGGTGATCGCGATCCGCAAGCGGTCAAGCCACGAGGTCACCGAAGAGCAGGCCCTGATCGACACCTACATGAGCGCGGTCGGCATGCTCGCCGACACGCCCTTTAAGAAGGAAGTCGCGCGCATTGTCGTCGCGGCGATGGATCAGGGAGCTGACCAGTGAGGCGCGGCTTCGACCTAGACGCCGCCCCGAAAGACTTGACGTCCGATCAGAAGATGACCGCCGCGTGGGCGTACCACGTCAAGGGCGTCGATCAGCACACGCTGGCGGCGATCTATGGCGTCAATCAGGGTCGCATCTCCGCCGCCTGCAAAGCGGTCGAGGGTGCCCTCAAGGATCCGAAGGCCACCTA